GTTAGGCGGCTTAATATTCTTTCGCAAAGAATATGTAGATCAAGATACAGTTGTATACAGTGATAACTATCGCGTAGTAGATGATAAGAATATAGCTAAGCCTACACTAGGGTTGCGCAGACTGCAAATTGGCGACAGCTTATATCCTATAGGCACAGCTATCTACTTCTTACAAGACGTAATAAAATTAGCAAAAAGTACTACATGGTTTATAGACAGCCACGGACAACTATTTCAACATAAAAAAACCAGGCGCGCCAAGCTGCAAACACACAGGCTAAAACAAGTTTTCCCTGTGCAAGGCATTGGGTGTGTTTTAGAGGTTGAGGGTCTGGCAGAACGTTTTAAAAGCCTACAAGTACCACAAGACGATGAAATATATGCTGGTATACTTAGTTATAGCGGCAGAAACTTATTATATGGATTTTACAGTGAGCCAATTAAACCTACTTGGAGAAAAGTGTGAAAGCTATTATTAGCAACAGAATCTACATGGATAATCCAGGTAGTGCTGCTAGTAAATTTATTATGAATACACTTACTTATAAAATTCATAAAAATACTGGATCAAAGAAATTTGTTAGTGTAGAAACTATTAAAAACTATAAAACTTATACAGGTGGCATGATTAGTGTGCCGCAAGGTAGATTAGACTTAATACCAGAAGGCTATAATATAGTAGATAAGCGCACTAACAATCCTGTGCCATTTCCCACAGCTAGATATGCGCTTAGACCAGATCAGCAAGAAATCTACGATCAAGTTACAGATACTTGCTTTATTAACGCGTTAGTTGGCTGGGGAAAGACATTTACTGCTTTGCACATCGCACGCAAATGGGGACAAAAAACACTAGTAATAACTCATACTACGGCACTACGCGACCAGTGGTATGAAGAAATTGAGGCATTATTTGGTATCAGTCCTGGCGTTATAGGCAGTGGTAATTTTGACGTAGAAGATCATTTTATTGTAGTAGGCAATGTACAAAGCATAGTAAAAAATCTAGCTAAGATTAACAAAGAATTCGGCGCAATAATCTTAGACGAAGCGCACCACTGTCCTGCCACAACATTTAGTCAAACTATTGACAGTTTTCACGCTAGATATAGATTGGCACTTAGCGGTACAATGCAGCGTAAAGATGGTAAGCATGTGCTATTTCAAGATTATTTTGGTACAACAGTATTTAAGCCAGAACAAGCTAATACTATTAATCCTGTAGTACATCTAGTAAAAAGTAATATTACTCTAAAACCAAATGTATCTTGGGTAGAAAAAATTAATGAACTAACGCAGAGCGACTACTATAGAAAATTTATTAGTGCACTAGCTACTTACCACATACAACATGGACATAGCGTACTTGTTGTAGCAGATCGTGTAGAATTTTTGGAGAAAGTAAAAGAATATGTCGGAGAAACGTGTTTGTTGGTTACTGGCGACACCAGCTTTGAAGAACGGCAATATGCCAAAGAACAAATCCTCAGCAAACAAAAAATGTGCATTGCTGGTAGCCGTCAAATCTTCAGCGAAGGAATCTCAATCAACATACTCAGCTGTGTTATACTAGCAGTACCAATGAGCAATGACAGTTTACTAGAACAAATTGTAGGGCGCATTATGCGACCGCATCCTGGCAAACTAAATCCTATAGTAGTAGATATTCAATTTAGCGGCTGGGCCGATAAAAAACAAAATACTGATCGTTTAGGCCTGTATATGAAAAAAGGCTGGGAAACTATATCGGTATAGAATTTTTAACTTGCAGTAGTGTATGTATTGTGTTATAATATATGATGAATCAAAGAAAAAGTTTCCGCTTCGACCTTAGTAAACTAGAGCAACAGGCTAAGGGCAATGCAATAAAATTAGTTGAATTACTAGAAGATTACTATAAAGGATTTAATCTAGGATTAGGCGGAGGCAGTAGTTTTTTAACCAGTCCTGGACAACTTTTCTTTGATCGTAACACAGATATACTATTTAAATCGCAGTATATACAACTAGCGGCACGTAGAAGTTATCAGCAGTACAGAGATTTAGGTTACACCTATTTAGACTTAAGTTACTATCCAGACCTAAAAATCGACGCAATAAAATACAATCCGCTATTAACAATTAACAACAACAAATTATATTTCAAATACGAGGAATAAATGGCACTTAGCTTTAAACAAACTAAAGGTAAAGCAGCTACAAACAAAGTAGAAACTTATGAATACAAAGATGGTGAAAACACTGTTAGATTAGTTGGCGGAGTTTTGCCACGTTATATTTACTGGATTAAAGGCACAAACAATAAAGATATTCCTGTTGAGTGCTTGGCCTTTAGTCGTGAAAAAGAGAAATTTGACAATCTAGAAAAAGATCATATGCCTGATTATTTTCCAGATCTAAAATGCAGCTGGAGCTATTCTATTAACTGTATTGATCCTAAAGATGGTAAAGTTAAGGCGCTTAATCTTAAAAAGAAGTTGTTTGAACAAATTCTTACAGCAGCAGAAGATTTAGGTGATCCTACTGACTATGATACAGGCTGGGATGTAGTATTTAAGCGTCAAAAAACTGGCCCACTTGCATTTAATGTCGAATATACACTACAAGTATTACGTTGCAAGCCTCGTGCTCTAACACCAGCGGAACGAGCAGCTGCAGATAGTGCACAAAACATTGACGACAAGTTTCCAAGACCTACAGCAGATGAAGTCAAAGCTCTACTAGAAAAGGTTACTAGCCAGCAAGATGAAGATGGCGGTGATGAGTCAGAGCAAGAAGCTATCAAAGAATTAGGTTAACATGTGGCCCAGTAATTTCGGTTACTGGGCCATTCTATTTTTGAGACTACAATGAAAGTACTATTTACAGCAGATATACACATAAAGCTAGGTCAGAAAAATGTACCACAAGATTGGGCTAGAAATAGATACAATTTATTGTGGCAACAACTGGCCGAACACCAAACTAAAGCTGACTTACTTGTTATAGGCGGCGATGTATTTGATAAATTGCCTAGCATGGAAGAGTTGGAAATTTACTTTGACTTAATCAATCATTGTAATATTAACACAATAATCTATAGTGGCAATCACGAAGCAGTAAAAAAGTCTACAACCTTTATGACTAATTTAGCTAAGGCTACTAATCGTATGAATCGTCGGGTGATTATAGTAGACGATTTTTACAGCGACTATGGTATTGAATTTGTACCATATAATAAACTACGAGAGTTTGAACAAAACAATCCTTGGCCTGAAGGCGGCGAAATATTGTGCACACATGTTCGAGGAGCTATTCCGCCACATGTAACACCTGAAGTAGATTTAAAAATTTTTAGTGGCTGGGACGTTGTCTTAGCCGGAGATCTACATAGCTATGAAAATTGTCAACTCAATATTCTTTATCCAGGTAGCCCTGTTACTACCAGTTTTCATCGCCATCCGGTTGACACAGGTGTAATCTTACTAGATACAGATACACTAAAACATAGTTGGATTAAGCTAGAACTACCACAACTTATACGCAAAACTGTTGGTGCTAGCGACCCTAAACCGCCAACCGATTATCATCATACAATTTATCAAGTTGAGGGTGACCTGCAAGAGTTGGGCGAGCTAGAAGATAATGAGTTAATTGACCGCAAAGTAATTAAACGTACTAGTGATGTACAGCTTATGCTCGATAGTGAGATGAACTTAATTGAAGAAGTGCGTGAATACTTACGCTATATACTAGCACTACCTGAGGAAACTATAGAGCGTGCTGCGGTTGAGGTGCAAAATAACCTAGATAAGATTGAAAGTGAATGATAACAATTAAAGAATTACGTTGGAGCAATTGCTTTAGTTATGGTGCAGACAATACTATTAACTTTGTAAAAGCTCCGCTTACACAATTGGTTGGTAAAAACGGACACGGTAAAAGCAGCGTAGCACTTATCTTAGAAGAAGTGCTGTATAATAAAAATAGTAAGGGTATTAAAAAAGCTGATATTCTTAACCGTTATATAAAAGATAAAAGTTATACCATTGAATTAGATCTAGAACGTGATGGCAATGACTATACTATAAAGTGCGTTCGTGGTGCACAGCAAACAGTTAAATTACTAAAAAATGGTATAGATATTAGCGCACATACAGCTACACAAACCTATAAAATCATAGAAGATATAGTAGGCATAGATCACAAGAGCTTTGCACAAATTGTTTATCAAAGCAATGCTAGCAGCCTAGAGTTCTTAACAAGTGCTGATACCGCACGAAAAAAGTTTCTTATTGAAATCCTAAACCTGACCAAATATACTAGGGCAGGCGAAGTGTTTAAAGAACATAGTGTTGAATTAGGCAAAGAGATTAGTGCTTGTCAGGCTAAAATTACTACTGTCAATAACTGGTTAGATAAATATGAAAAAAGTGATCTAACCACTAAAACCCTAAGGCCAGTAGAAACCCTAGACGACAGTTTAGGCAAGCGTGTAGCAGAACTTGAGCTAGAAATAGCCAATGTAGACAAAACTAATCGCAAGATTAATCAAAACAATACCTATATTGAACAGCTAGCCGCTATAAATATAACTAATATACCTGAGCCAGTAGACACTAAACGTATCAAAGAATGTGAACAAGAAGCAACCACACTAGCTAAAACTATTAAAGACAGCGAACAATTTATAGCCAAGTTAAATAAATTGCATGGCGTTTGCCCTACTTGTTTTAGTGCTATTGATGAAACCAAAGTACAACAACTAGTTAATGAGCACAGGGCCATTATAGATCGTGCTACTGGTGAAAGTGTTGCGTGTAGCCTAAACTTTGGTGTACTCAGTGAAAAGCATAAAGAACACCTAGAGGCGGTTAAGCGTCAAGAGCAGTGGGAAAAGCTGCACCTATTAATAGATCGCGAACTACCTAACAAGGTACTAGATAAAAATGAATTACAAGATCAATACAATCTACTGGCTAGAACTTTACAAGAAACTCAACAGCGAATTAAAATTGCCGAAGAACATAATACCAAGGCTCAACAACATAATAGTCGTGTAGAGACTATCAAGCAGCAATTACAGGAAATGAGCGAGGAGCTGGAGGAGCACAGCTTTCAGCTTAAGATTATGAACGAGCGCATGAGTATACTACAAGTACTCACTAAAACGTTTTCAACAACTGGGTTAGTTGCCTATAAGATAGAGTGTTTAGTAAAGGATTTGGAAGATATTACTAATCGCTATTTAGTAGATCTAAGCGACGGCAGATTTCAAATTGCCTTTAAGGTAAATACTAGCGATAAGCTCAATGTTGTAATTACTGATAACGGCCGCGATATTGATATTAATGCGCTTAGTGGTGGCGAAAAGGCTCGTGTAAATGTGGCTACACTATTAGCTATACGCAAGTTAATGCAAACTCTTAGTGCTAGTAGAATTAATTTATTAATCTTAGATGAAACTGTAGAAGCATTAGATGTAGACGGAAAAGAGAAATTAGTAGAAGTGCTGCTACGCGAAGAGCACCTAAATACATTTCTAGTTAGCCATGGTTTTAGCCACCCACTATTGGAAAAAGTAAATGTTATCAAGCGTAGTAACATATCTCGTATTGAGGGATAATATGAGCAAAAAGCATTATGAGAAGATTATGAGTAAACGTCAAAAACGTTCACAAAAAGTAGCTGATATGCTAGAGCAGCTAGACCTTGACGATCAAAAACCTAAGTTGTTGTATACAGATGAGCTTGGTAAAATTGACTGGGATAGGTTAGCTAAACACATACGTGAGGCTACTAGTGGTAGATAGTCGGCAAAAAGGTGCACGCACTGAAACACTAGCACGTGATATGTTGCGTAAGCATACTGGATTAAATTGGGAACGAGTACCTGGATCAGGTGCTCTTGACCCTAAACATCAGCTTAAGGGCGACCTTTATGTACCTGGGCAAACTAATAGATTTTGTGTGGAAGTGAAAGGTTATGCGGAAGACCATATTAATAGTGGATTGCTAACGCATAAAACTCCACAGCTAATTGAGTGGTGGCAACAAACACAGCGTCAAGCCACACAAGTAGATAAATTACCACTACTTATATTCAAACATGATCGCAGTAAATTGTTTGTGGCTACTGTAGTATTTGACGATGATGCACTACTTGAAAAACGCTGGCTAATGTATAATGCCGACGATTATGAGTTTTATATTTTCCTCTTAGAAGATTGGCTTAACATAAGCACGATCAAATTTGTATCTTGACACGGCTTATCAACAGTGATATAATAATAGATTACACTCTAAAAAATGATATGAAACCTTTCAAACAATTTGAAACAACCGAAAACACCTTGATGATAGTCGATGCACTTAATCTTGCTTTTCGCTATAAACATAGCGGGGCTAGAGATTTTGCAGAGGATTACTTACGCACTGTTGAAAGCCTAAAAAAGAGTTATAAAGCCAAGTGGGTTATCATAGCAGCAGATCAAGGGTCTAGCAGCTATCGCAAAGCTATTTATCCACTATACAAACAAAATCGTAAAGATAAGTATGAACAGCAAACTGAAGCTGAACGCTTAGAGTTTGAATTATTCTTTGAAGATTTTACAGCTACACTAGAACTGTTAGGTGAGCACTATCCAGTATTACGTTTTCAAGGTGTTGAGGCAGATGATATTGCTGCGTATATTGTTGGTAAAAAGCGTAGGTTGGGAGTTGACGAAATTTGGTTGATGAGTAGTGATAAAGATTGGGACCTATTAATTAAACCTGGCGTAGGAAGATTTAGCTATGTTACTAGAAAAGAAGTTACGTGGGATAACTGGAATGATCACTACGCATTTGAACCTGAACAATATATATCGGTTAAGTGTCTTATGGGTGATAGTGGTGATAATGTCCCTGGTATCGCTGGCGTTGGACCTAAACGTGCTCAGCAACTTGTTGAAGAGTATGGCACTACCTGGGATATTATTAATAGTATTCCTCTACATGGTCGTTACAAATATATTGCCGAAATTAACGAAAACAAAAAACAATTAGAGCTTAACTATCAACTTATGGACCTTGTTACCTATTGTAAGGATGCAATAGGTACTGAGAATTGTAAACAAATTGACGATATTTTACAACTATGTCTTACACACCAATAGTAGTAAATGTAGACGAAATTACTGACTATCACGACGATGCAGTAGCCCTAGCATTTCAAAATTTAGCTCCAGTTGGTGTTCTATACGCAACTGTGGATAGACGCTACGATCCAAAAGATAATAAAACATTAACAGTAGAAGAAAGCGCTGCTAAACTAATAGGTTTTGCCGATGTAATTAACTGGAGTTTTAGTAAAATGGAGTGGACTAGTCATTATGACTACTCTAACACAGTAATAAAACAAGGTTACTTAAAAAATACAGCATTTACTACTAGTGCTGGTAATCAAGGAGAAGGTTTTGTTTATGGATATAACCCAGAAACCGGTATTTCAACATATCCTGGCTGGGGGCGTATTGCCAAGTATCAAAGTACTCCCTATGATTTTACCATAGGAGCTATAGATACTTTTGATTGGAAATATCCAGAGAGTACTAGTGATGATCCTGATAACTATAAAAAAGTAGCAAAATTTGAATTAGCTACTTTCAGCGAAGTTACACCTAAATTTGTAGATTTTTATACGCAAGGTGATGGTGGAACTAGTTATGCAGCCCCTAGAGTTGCTGGAATGATTGCACATATAAAGCAGTATAATCCCAACTATAATCTTAATGAAATTAGAACTATTTTAGAACGTAATAGTAAATATTTAACATTTGAACGAGACGGTAATACATGGGTAGCTCAAGTATTAGATCCTTGGAATATGCAAACTAATATGATCAGAGACGGTAGAGCCGGTAAAAGTATTAATATGTTTACTGATGGTATTACAGAAAGCGATTATACCTGGACATTTGACCCAAAACATATAATAGATCAAAAAACCAAAGTTGAAGCACTGTTTGAAGTATTTAGTGCCAGAAATCCTAGTCAGGAAATATTTAATACTTGGATGGATATTGTTGATAAAAATAAATTAACCGTAGCAGAAGCTGTTAATGCATATGTTAAATCAGCATTATTTGGTAGCCTAGATGCTATGCCTAAAGATGTAGACTCTAAAGTACCATTAATTGAAAGAGTGCAAGGTCTTTATCATCTAGGACTAGACAGAGAGCCGACACTAGAAGAAACTGTCGTGGCAATAGATCACTACAGTGCAACTGGTGAAAATTTCAAGCAACTTATAGTAGACTTTGTTGGATACTATAACATAGATTTAAGCACACAAACATGGTAACCTAAACAAAATGAAACAAAACACAGAATTTTTCAATATTAACAAAACCTATGACCACGTTCGTGATGCTGTGGTTAAGCAAGTAGTAGAGTGTCGTGTAGACAATGCAGCATATCTACCAAAACGTGCTAATACTACAGATGCAGGTGCAGATTTACGCAGCACTGAAAAATGTGAAATCTATCCTGGCGAAACAAAATTGATTGATACTGGTGTAGCGGTCAAAATTCCACAGGGCTTCGGCGGGTTTGTATTTAACAGATCGGGACAAGGTAAAAACGGAATTATTGTGCTTAATGGCGTAGGCGTTATTGACAGTGATTATCGTGGAAATATAAAAATCGCACTAAAAAATATTAGTGAAAATAGATACCAAATAGAGGTTGGTGATAGAATTGCACAACTGGTTATCTTACCAGTTATCTTATGCGATTTTGTTGACAGCTGGAATGATACAGAACGTGGTACTGGAGGATTCGGTAGCACAGGAAAATAGGAGTAACTATGCAAGTAAGTACACGAGCACAAGTCATTACACGAAGAACATATAATAGACCCACCAGTGATGACGGTAAACAATTTGAAACATGGGCACAAACAGTTAGACGAGTGCGTGATCACCAACACTGGTTGTGGGAGCGTATGGTAGGTCGTCAACTATATTTTAATGAAGTAGCAGAATTAGAACAGCTAGAACAGTTAATGCTAGCTAGAAAAGTATTGATGAGTGGGCGTACACTATGGCTAGGTGGTACTCAAGTCGCACAAACACGTGAAGCAAGTCAATTTAACTGTAGTTTTACACAAGTAGAAACAGTATATGATGTAGTTGACGTATTATGGTTACTACTTCAAGGATGTGGTGTGGGCTTCAAACCCATTGTAGGTACACTAAATGGATTCTCAAAACCAATCAAAAATATTCAAGTTGTTAAAAGTCAACGAACAGCTAAGGGTGGACTTGAACACAATGTTGAAACCTGGGATGCAACCACAAAAACTTGGACAATACAAGTTGGAGACAGTGCAGAGGCTTGGGCTAAATCTATCGGCAAGCTCCTTGCTGGCAAGTACCCTGCTGATACTCTTGTGCTTGATTTTAGTCAGCTCAGACCTGCTGGGGAAAGGTTAAAAGGATATGGATGGATTAGCAGTGGTGACAGCGCTATCTCAAAAGCTTATGTTGCAATTGCCAACATACTTAATGGTAGGGCTGATAGCCTTCTCACTAGGATGGATATTCTTGATATTGTTAATCATCTCGGAACGATCCTGTCCAGTCGTAGAAGTGCTGAAATCGCTCTTTTCGACTATGGTCAACCGGAGTGGGAAGAATTTGCCGTAGCTAAAAAGGACTTTTGGCTGTATGGTCGTGAACATCGCCAACAGTCTAATAATAGCTTAGTATTCAAGGAAAAACCAACACGCCAAGAGCTAAAGCATATATTTAATCTTATGCAAGAGGCTGGTGGCAGTGAACCAGGATTTATTAATGAACAAGAAGCTCTTAGACGTGCTCCGTGGTTTAAAGGAGCAAATCCTTGTGTCGAAATCTTATTGGGGAACAAAAGCTTCTGTAACCTTACAGAAACGGACATCTCCAAGTTTAAAGGTGACACTGCCGGACTACACGATGCGATCAGACTGGCTGCCAGGGCTAATTATCGTCAAACCTGTGTTAACCTTAAAGACGGGATCTTACAAGAAGCATGGCACCTTAACAACTATTTCCTACGTCTCTGCGGGGTTGGTTTAACAGGCATTGCAATGCGTCCTGATATGAATAGCTACGACTATGAATACCTTAAGCGCACAGCGACTAGTGCTGCTATTAGCATGGCTGACGAACTAGGGCTACCACGTCCTAAGAACGTTACCTGTGTTAAGCCGTCGGGAACGCTGTCAAAGATCATGGATTGTACTGAAGGTGTACACAAGCCACTAGGCAAGTACATTTTCAATAATGTGCAATTTAGTACATATGATCCAATGATTCCATTATTACGCGAAGCCAACTACAAAGTAATTAATCATCCTACAGACCCAACTGGTGTACTAGTAACGTTTCCTGTTGAATGGAAAGATGTGCCGTTTCATAAAGAAAACGGCAAAGAAGTAAATCTTGAAAGTGCAGTTTATCAACTAGAACGATATAAATTATTACAAACTAGTTGGACGCAGCAAAATACATCGGTAACAATTAGCTATGACCCTAGTGAAGTATCGGAGATTATTGACTGGCTGTTAAATAACTGGGACTGTTATGTGGGTGTAAGTTTTATCTATAGAACCGATCCTACTAAAACTGCTAAAGACTTAGGTTATCTCTACTTACCGCAGGAAGTTGTAGACGAGTACACATTTAAACAATATGTACAAGATCTAAAGCCTGTTAGTTTGGAAAGTGCTAATAGTTTTGACGAGTTATTAGATGACGAATGTGCAACTGGAGTTTGTCCAGTAAAATAAAGCGGTAAATAAAATCTTATAAATATGGGGTACAAGAAAATAACATGGAAAATAAAGAACTTACATTTAATTTAACAGTAGAAGAAGCAAATACTATACTTATAGCATTACAAGAAATGCCAGCTAAAGTAGCTAATCCACTTACAGCCAAACTTCAGCAGCAAGCTAAACCGCAATTGCCAAAAGCAGAAAACGAAGTGCCTAACTTAGAAACTGTTAGTTAATAAAAAAGCCCAGTAGATTGCTCTACTGGGCTTTTTGTTTTATAGTGGAGTATCTTCGTTGCTGTCCTCAACATCAACAGTGTTATCATCATCCATGCTGTCCAATTCGCTAAATACATTTATTAGTATATCACGATATGGTTGCTCTACTTGATGTAAGTCTACTAAGTATACGTCTAAGTGATCGTTTCGTAATAATTCAGCATGATACATAAATTGGCCAAACGCTTCCAATTCTTCGCTGATATTTTCATTGGCGTAATTTTCTAGTACTTGTGCAGCTATCATCCGAATAGGCTTAGGTATTAAACCCTTTTCAGTTAATTTTACTAGTTGCAGTGCTTTACCTTCACGCTCACGCATAATTTGATTGCGCTTGGCTGTACTCCAACTATAACCACCATCTCCGCCCCAAAGATCCCAGGCTACGCGACCTTTACTAGGAAAACCTTCTTCTCCACTGCGGAAACCAGTAGCTTGTTTATCTGGTTCGTGACGACTGAAAAAGCTGTACATACGTAATACTGTACTAGCACTTAGTGGTTCACGATCTTTTAATTGATTGGCTCTGGCTAAGCCAACTAGTGTTCCACCAGCTTTTCCTTCACTTTTCCACTTTAGTGCTCGCCTGGCAGCACTAGCCATACCACTTGTTGGTTTATATGTTTTAGCCATTCCAGTTCCTATTATCTCATACGATTATCATCAATAAACTTTATTTCATCAACTAGTGCATCTGCATCAGTTTTATAATTATTAAAATCACTCTTACTTATAGTCTTGTTAAGTTCTTCTAATAAACGCTGTGCCTCACTATTATGTTGAGCACGGGCTGCGTATAACCAACGAAATGCATTTTTCTTATCACCTGTTTGCGTATAGTATTTTGCCAAGCTTAACATAGCCGGCACATTACGCTGCATAGCACTTTCTCGAAGATCACCTATAACACTCTCTATCTCACCTTGACTGCTTAGTGGATCGTCAAAAACCATAGCTGCTAATTTTTGACTTGCCAGCTCATTAACTTTAGCAGCATGCCGCAAAAATTGCATAGCTAAACTATGACTGTCCGACTTAACCAACTCTACTATTTTTAGTGCAACATCACTAGTTACCTTTTGATGTATTTCTCTAAAAACAGCGTAAACATACGGTTTAAGCTGTTCAGGAACAGCGTCTTTTTGTAATAAGTTTACTAGTTCATCTAACGCCTTTTGATCGCCCTTGTGGGTTCTCCACATTAATATTCGTGTGGCCGCATCATATCTACCATCATGCTTAAAAGTTATAGCATCATTAAGAGTACGATTTCTTGCCGCTTGGTCATTAGTTACTGCACCAATTAGTTCATTATGACTTTTAGTATTTGTTATTGGTTTTTTCGTTGCTTTATTTAAGTGTGGATTAGGCTCACAACCTACTATATCAACACTCCAAATCTCCATAGGCTCTACATTTTTAAACTCTTGAACACCACGACTAATAAATTTAAGGTCTTTTATTTTTGAATTAACTAGTCTATATACGGCGTCAGTCATTGTTACGCCACCATAATCAGCTAAGCTTTCAGTACGAGCAGCTAAATTAACAGCATCTCCCATTAAATTAGTACCATAAATCCATACTTCACCTACATGTATGCCTATACGCCAACGAAGTCCATTGTTTAGTTTATATAATCTATGCTGCATTTCAGTGGCAAAGCGCACAGCATCAACAGCACTGGCAAACTCTACGAGCACACTATCTCCACCTGTGTTAAATAGCCTGCCTTTATAAGCACCTATTAGCGGATCAATGACTGCACGACAAACATCTAGTTTAGCTAATGTTCCTATTTCATCACGTTGCATTTCTGTGCTGTAGCCAATAACATCACTGCAAATTATTGTGGCTAATTTAGTTTGCATGTTGTTTTACGTCTTTTATTAGTTTATTAACCTGATCCCAAAGTGCAGTAATTTGTCTGTCATAATTTTTTTCTAAGTAATCTAACCTAACTTTAATTGTAACAGCATAGGCAGCTATGGCAACTATTCCAGCACCTAAAAACCATAATTTACCTACGGCATCTGTAACAGTTTCCATAGCTATCTCCCTATTTATATGCTAAAATTATTTGTTTACATAATTTACTGCGAACAATATCTTCATCACGAAATCTAACAATTTCAATACCTTCAATACCTTCAAGCCTATTAGTAGCGTCTAGTAATCCACTATTGCTAATGTCACTTTGCTCTTGATCGCCGCTAATTATTATTTTACAGTTTTTTCCAATGCGTGACAAGATCATTTTCATCTCATCTCTAGTAGCATTTTGTGCTTCGTCGAGTAGGACCATACAATCTTCAAAAGTAGTTCCACGCATAAATCCTAGCGGTTTAGGTACTATTTGATTTTTATTTAGTGCATACTCGTAAAATCCGCGTCCTAAACTGTTAGTAAAGATTTGATCAAATGGTTCTAGGTATGGTGCATATTTTTCTTCTAGTGTGCCTGGTAAGAAACCTAGTCCTCGCCCAGTTTCTATATTAGGTCTTGTTAGTATAATCTTTTTAACACGTCGGTGAAATAATTCACCGGCTGCATATGTTGCTGCAATATAGGTCTTGCCAGTGCCTGCGCTGCCTATACCAAAGATTATACTATTTTCATGAATGGCCCGTAAATATTCGCCTTGAATATAATTAAGTGGTTTTACATTTTCAAAGCCTATTTCCAGGGGAACAACGTTATCACGTTGTACGCTGCGTAATTTTTTAGCACTGCTTTTGGCCATATTATAGTCCTAATAGTTAAAGTTACTTTTTATCTGGTACTTTATGCCCGTCTAATTTTTCATGAACCTTAACTTCTTTACATACCTGCTCTGGCTTACCATCTTTGCCAATAACAGGCTTACCATTCTTTACTTTATCAATACAAGCTTTTTCCTTTTTAGCTTCTTCTTTTTTAGCAGGAGCCTTTTCTTCTTTCTTAGCTGGCTCGTCTTTTTTAGCTTCGGCTTTAGCTGGTGCTTTTTCTTCTTTTTTAACTGGATCAGCAGCTAGTGCTGGTTGCAGTAATAATGCTGAAGCTACAAATGCTAATAAAATTTTAGTCATATAGTTTCCTATTATAGTTCTGGAAATGGTTGTTGCGGTGGTGCGGCTTTGCCGCCAAACCCAACAGTTACTTGGTTGCCACCAATTGATGGGGCTATGCTTATACTACCGTTATTACCTAGGGTAACAGTTGGCATAGGTGTTGGGCTTGGTGGCTTATCCCAACCTTTGTTTGCAGCTTGTAGGGCTGCTTTTTGAGCATCCTTATCGCCACTGGCTAACATAATACCACTAAGTGTACCTGTTAAAAAAGTAGCAATAGGAATAATCAATTCAAAAAACTTATTATCTACAGGACTCATTCCATTCATAGGCTGAGTTACAAATATTAAACTGTAGAGTACTACGAATACAATACCAAATAGTGTTAGCGCTAATACCATACCTATAAAAAACTTGAGCCTGGCCATTAACTCGTCTTCAGTATAACGCGGGCCTTCCCATAGGTCTTTAATCATTTACAATCCTTTACTGGTGCTTGAGCTGGTTGCTTATTGCCAGCAATTAGTTTATCTTTTTCATAAGGCGTCAGATCTTCAGGACAAGTTCCGTTTGCACTGCAATAAGGTTTTTTACAAACTTTATGTTCCCAGTTATCTGGATTTTGACACGGGTATCTGTAGACGTCACTACAACCAGCTAACAGTACTGTTAGTAATAATATTCGCATTGGTCACCTACTTATTAGCTAGTGGATTATCTAGTGCTTTCTTTAAGTCCTCGTTAATCTTACGATCAAGAGCTTTGAGCTTAGCATCTACTTCACGATTATTAGCAGCAATAGCTTTAGCATTATCTGCACTCATCTTGTTCATTTCTTTAGTAGCACTATTAAGTGCTTGATCAGCCGCCTTTTGTATAGATCTAACTTCTACCTTAATCTCCTGCACAGTTTTATCTATTTCACGTTGTTGAGTCTTATTACTAGTTTCCACACTTTCTACAACTTTTTCTAGTCTACGTATATCAGTCTTAAGATCATTTTTAATATCACGAGTATATTCTGCCGTTTTATCGCTGCCTTCTTGCACAGCCTTAGCAGTTTTTGTAGAATTCTCTTCAATAACTGCAAGTCGTTTGTCAAACTCACTAAAATCTGGACTTACATATTCAGCAATTTTCTTTTTCATGCCTATGTAGTCTTTATAGACTTCAAAAGCACCGTATAATGCGCCTAGTACACTGCTTAAAATTGTGGCCGCAACCATTAGTTTAGCTGGAGTAAAATCATATCCACCTACGCTAATAACGGTATCTTTACTAGCATATTTTTTAGCGGCAGCTTCAAGTTCGTCGACTTTTTTATCTAAGTTGACTTTTTCTTCACTCATCTTTTTTCCTATACGTAGCTAGAATCCACAAAAACATAATAAAACATAGCACATGAAATAGTGCTAAATAATTATCATTACCAACTTCCATGACTATCTCCTGTATTGTTGATCTATCATTTCTTGGTGTTTTGCGTCTTGGCCTAGGCTACGCAAGGCACGCACATTATCCACTGTGCGTTGACCACGATAGATTTCTCGTGGTTGATAAAAAGCTATTTCTCGTATAGCTAAGTTTTGATATGCGTCAAAGCCTGCTGGCACACGAGCAATTTGACTGATACTAATTCCACCTGCAATATCATTGTCCTGTGTGTTAGGTTTTACACTAGGGCCAGCAAATACCGCAGTTTGAGTAGGTAGTTGCTGTGCGTTTACTGCATCATTAAGTGGATTAGTTCTATCAATCAGGGCTGCTGCTACTGTACTAGACTGCATATCTACAGCAGGTATTTCCACTGTAGGAGCTCTAACTGGTTCTGCCACTGTGATAGTTTCTACCACAGGTACAGGTTGACTTGGGACTGCCAGTGTTTGCACGGGTATGCTCACAAGTTGTGGATCTGTGTTGATTTTTGCAGGTTCAATTAGATTGTAATTTGTTTGAGTATTTGGCTGATTAACAACTATCGGCTCAGGAGCACGAAATAGTGGCATTTGAGTTTGTGTTAAGGTATCATTATCTGTGGTAAGGATTTGTGTGGCTAAGCGTGGTTGACCTGGTAGAAGCGAAACTATAATACTAGTAGTCTGTGTGGGAGCTACTAACAATTGATCTAGTGTACTTATTTCAGATGCAGTATCGGATTTTGTTGAAGTATCCCTTACTTGATTTGATCTTGTTTGATTAGTTATGCTTTGAGCTAGTGTACTTATTGTAGCTGTTTGAGTTACTACAGTTTGTTCTAGAGTACCCTCTCTAGCAACAGCACTGTCTGTAGAATCTGCCAAACTGGTACGCACACGAGGAAGTGTAGGTGTTGGCTGATTTATCATAGATATAGTAGAACTGCTACTGCTCGTAGTACTAGATGCTGCTGCGGTTTCTGTTTCCTGTGCGAATTGTTCTTGTCTCGCTGTTAACTTTACCACAGCACTGGTCATTGCAGGTAATGATATAGATGGTGCAAAACTTGTAGTTGCTGCTATGATAGGTGTAATAGCGGCACTAGAGTCTTGTGCTTGATAAGCAGGACTGGCTATGGCTTTTAAAAATCCGGGACAGTCTGTGCTGTGTAGTGGATTTACCACACAAGGATCTGGTTGATAACGGAGACTAAAACTTACATTCGTTATTTCTGGACCATATGGTCCTAGCCAATAATTATTGTCTTTACCCATAAACCCATACAGTATGGTTCCTAGATCTTCTCCCCTACGCTCTTTGCTAAATGTACCTGTCCAGGCAAAGTTTGTCCAATCGTGTATGTAGTTTAAGTTATAACTTTGTGCCTCTATCCATTGACCACCTTTGCTGTACATTTGCACATAGGCTGACAGTTGGTCTTGTCTAGCATCATCCCAGTAGTTACCATTTTTACTCATCCAATTAAATTGGAATCCTGTTACCATTAAACCAATACCAGAATAAGGCAGCACATCTGCCATGGCTCTAGCTTGATGCAGCTCAGTAAAACTATAACTAAAATTTATAGAACCATCCGGTCTTACATATGGAATACCCCCTGGACTACAGTTAGGATCACCACTTTTCCAGCAAGTAAGCTCAGGGACTGAATAGCCGTTGGTCCAAGTGCTGCCCACAAGATTTCCGGTATTACTAACTTGACTGTGAGCTATAACAACCCATCCACAAAGTATAATTATTAAAAATACAATAAATCCGCGAGTATGCTTATAACCGTAATTGGGCTCCATTAGCGTCTATACCTTATACGATCTTCATAAGAATCTTCTACTAGTGCCAATTTTTCAATTGGATCAGGTATTAAATGTGGGCTTTTTTCCCATAATTCTTTGGCCTGATCACCAATTTTGCCTTCTATAGGGCATGGCGTGCCTGCTGCCATCATAGCGTCCCATACTCTACGATCTTGACACATAGTAGCAACTGCTGCTACTTTCATACCCATATCGTAAAGTGTCTTACTTAGACGTAGTCTTTCGCAATTCAAATCTCGTTGGGTTGCGCCAAAGCTAACTCCTAATACTTGCGTTTGTGCTGCTCCACTTACGCCAGTTACACATAAATCTTGTCCCATGCTCATCATAGCAGGTGCAACTGCTGTAGGAGGTGGTTGTTTGATAGTTTGCGTAATTCTAGTATCGTTAATATTGCGATTAGTCATATCGCCAGTCTGTATATTATTATTTACATTTTGGCTGGTTGACGTACTGCTGTTAGTATTTACGTTAGTATTTTTGTTATCAGTTCCACCACTCTGTACTGTACGCACAGTTTGATCACCAGTATTTACGTTATTGTTAGTATTAACATTAGTACTTGTACTATCACTAGTACTGGTATTCACATTGTTGTTGGTGTTAGTATTATTAGTGGTAGCTGTGCTTGTTGAAGTGTTGATATTACGATTGGTCATATCACCAGTGTTAATATTATTATTAGTATTAACATTTGTGCTATTACTAGTACTAGTATTTACATTGTTGTTATTATAAGTCATTGTACCAGTATTGATATTCTGATTTACATTGTTACTGGTAGTGACATTGTTGTTGTTATATGTCACAGTGCCTGACATGATATTACGATTGGTATTATCATTAGTTGATGTTGTAGTGTTTACATTATTGTTGTTATAAGTTACTGTGCCACTTTGAACATTACGAATAGTTTGATCGCCAATATTGTTGTTAGTGTTTATGTTAGTATTAGTAGTTCCACCACTCATAATCGTTGTATTTGTATTGTTCGATGTAGTGGTATTAGTGTTTTGATTGATATTGGTTACTGTACCACTTTGCACATTGTTGTTGGTGTAGGTTACACTACCACTCATAACATTATTATTAGTAACTGTACCACTTTGTATATTGTTGTTAGTATTAATGTTGGTATTAGTACTTGTATTAGTATTAGTGTTTTGATTAATGTTGGTTAGTGTACCGCTCTGTACATTGTTATTAGTATAAGTTACACTACCACTCATAACATTATTATTAGTAACTGTACCACTTTGAATATTGTTATTTGTATTGGTACTGGTACTATTAGTGGTTGTAGTGTTATTGGTAGTCACATTGCTAGTACTATTACTAGTACTATTAGTATCAACTAAACTAGTACTAGTATATCCACCCTGATTAATTAATGTTTGCTGCGCTAGGCTATTGTTTGTTAAGCCAAATAATAAAGCTGTTATAAAGGCTAATACTTTTCTCATATTAGTCTCCTTAGACTAAATTAGTGGCTTAGTATATGTAAACAATGCTCGTAATGCTTTTGTCTATCCTCTAGGCCAATTGTTCCGCCATTAATACGTTTTGTAAGTGTGAATATATCACGCTTGTCCGCCCATTGATTCAAATTGTTACTTTCCCAAAACCAGCAGGCACTTTGTGCAGCACCTTCAAAGGTTTCCATATATTCGCTAGCCTCTTCGGGACTAATCTGTAGACTAGCTGCAAACCAGCTGTAGTTATCTCGACCAGTTACCTGTATCAGGCCACGCCCACAAAACTTATAGCCATCGCCAGATTCCTCAGGACCATTGCCCATGCGGTTAGCATACACACGATTAGCAATCTTTTGTGGTTGCTTTTCGTATTGCTGTGCCAATGCATCTGTGGGAAAATACTTGGGAAATACCTTGCGTAGGCTTTGCCAGCGATAGTTTAAGTTTTCCTTGATAAACACAAAACCACCCGACTCATGTGCACACTGTGCTAAAAAGGCAGCTATACGATCTGGTGTATTTATTTCATATTGTGGTAATAATTGTTCTAGTGCAGTATGCCAGTAACTAACATATTGATTTTTTGGTATAACTTGCTTTAGTTGATCTAGTGTAAGTTCCACTACTGCTCCTTATTAAATATTTTCTGCTGTGTTGTATACCACTCTATCCAACTACTATTATTACCACTACATATATGATACTGCATATAGTTATCTACAACTATTTTTGTTAATTCACTTAGTTGAGCCCCTTCAGGTACTGTTTTAAGTGATTGACATTGCTCTAATAAAGGTTTTGGTGCTTCAGGAAAACGTTGCTTAACTGGTACTGCAGTTGCGCATCCAGCTAGTAATAGCGTTAATAATAAAATATATTTCATTGTTTTGCTGCCTTGTTATGTGCCTCTATAACAGGTTCTGGTACTTTACAAGTGTCGTCATATTTAACAACTTCACGATCTACATATTTAACTATTTCATTACCTTGTACACGTACAAGCTCACGTTTAGTAACCACACGTTCAACAATCTTTGTATTTTCTTTAGCACTGGCTGCTTCAGCTACAGCAATTTTAGCTTCTACTTCTTTAACCTTAGCTAACCAGTAATTATTATTCCAGTTTGCACCTATTAAAAACAAACTAACTGAAAATACAGGTATAGATACGTAGTGTACTAGTTGTCTATAAGGTACTATAGTTAAATATTTTGTAACAAAAAATACTGCAAGCGATAGTGTTGCTACAAGAGGAAAAAACCAATCCGGCAGAAAACTTAATAAAAACATACTAAACCTTTAATAAAAAATGTTCAAGATTTGTTTTTAACCTAATGTCGTCGGGACTTAATTCTACTGCACTAATTCCATACTTAACTGCTTCACTATATAAACCTAAATTATAACTACTAATAGCAGCTAAATCATGTGGCTTACTTGTCCATACTTCTGGGTCGCAAGTATATACAAGTTGTTTGTCTGTAATAGTTAGTGCCATAGTACTAGCATAGTAACACTCTCTCCACTTTTCTTTCATATAGCAGCTCATAGCGAGATCTACCCAAGGTTCGCGTGTGTTTGGTGCTTCTGCACATGCTTGCCTATACCAACGTAGTGCTTGATCGCCTTCACCTAAACTGTCATAACTTTTGCCTAACAATCTCATAGCATAACACCGTTCATTACTCCAATCACTGCCTGGCATTTTTAAATAGCTGTTTAGTGCTAATATAGCTTCTTGCCATAGGCTATAAAAGGTTAACTCGCGTGCAAAATAAAAAGCATTGCGCGGACAGTGTGGATCTTCTTTTACTGCTAGTCGTAGTAAATCTAAATATTGTCCACGACTTTTAGTAGGATCAGGGTGATGTGACACTAATAATTTATCAGTTTGTGCATATCTTTCTTGTAGTCTACCATCTGGCCTAGGATATTCATGAACTGGGTGGTGCCAGTGGTAGCCGTGTCGATGATGTATTTTTTCATAGTAAAATAAGATATTATGGCCCCAGTCAAACTTATAGCGCAGTCTAGTAGTTTCAGGCATCCATACGCGCTCAATTTCTTCTCGCCAGCCTGGTTCTAGTACTTCGTCTAAGTCTAAACTAATACATACGTCATAGTCACCTGGTATAAGATTAAGCGCAGTATCACGTGCTTTGTCAAATCTCCATGGTTTTACACTAATGTTATATACTTGAGCACCGCAATCTTTAGCATAAGCTACAGTGTTATCAGTGCTACCAGTATCAGCTATTAGTACAAGATCCGCTTCACTGCTAGAATTGCAAAATCTGTGTACAAATTCTTGCTCATTTTTACTAATAGCATAAACGCAAATCTTAAGCGGTTTGCGATAAACAAATACACCTATTTCACCTTGTATATAATATTGCCATGGACTACCAAAGTAACTAACAAATTCTTCTAGTGACCAGTTATCTGTTACATGCTTTTCATGTGGATTGCCGTCAAACTCATCTTGGGGATAATAACCTAGGGGTATACTAACAATAACATAGCGGGAATGTTTACACTTTTCAAGCAGTGTTAGTGCTTGTTCTTTAGTCATATGTTCTAGTACGTCGCCTAATATAACTAAATCATACACTTCTATGTCTATGTTACGCGCATCTGCACAAATAACTTTATCATATAAACTGTGTAAATTAAACTTTTCTATATTCGGCTGCCAAATTTCCACAGCAGTCCAGTGTTGTAGTGGTTGCTTAAAACTAGCATAAGTTCCGCTACCACTACCAATATCTAGTACTGTTTTAGGATTGATTTGATTAATTAATTGTGATATATATTCTTTGCCATTAGAACTTG